GAACAGAAATTCATAAAGTACATCCTGGCATTCTTTGCTGGGTCCGATGGAATTGTTTTTGAGAATATCAATAACAATTTTGCAGATGAGGTGCAGATAAGCGAAGCGCGCTCTTTCTACGCGTATCAATGCCATAATGAAATGGTCCACGGTGAAACATATTCAAAATTGATTGATAAGTACATTAAGGATGGAGCTGAAAAGAAGCAATTATTTGATGCAATCCAGACTGTGCCATGCATCGAGAAGAAAGCCAAGTGGGCTATGAAATGGTTTGATACAAAATCTCGTTCCTTTGCGGAGAGACTCTTTGCTTTCGCGTGTGTAGAGGGTATATTCTTTAGCGGATCATTCTGTGCTATTTATTGGTTGAAGAAGCGAGGTCTCATGCCGGGTCTCTGCTTTTCGAATGAACTCATTTCTCGTGATGAGGGTCTCCACCAAGAGTTTGCGGTGGAGTTGTTCAAGTTGTTGAGAAACAAACCATCAACTCAAACTATTCATTCTATTGTTAAGGAAGCGGTTGAGATTGAAAAGGGATTCATTCTTGACGCACTCCCCTGCAACCTGATTGGTATGAACTCTGAGAAGATGTCCGAATACATTGAGTATGTGTCTGATCGTCTACTCAAACAAATTGGTGTGGCCCCAATCTGGAACTCCAAGAATCCATTCGACTTTATGGAAAATATCTCTCTTGATGGCAAGACCAATTTCTTTGAAAAGAGGGTGGGTGACTATGGTAAACTGGATGATGACGCTGGTGATATTGGTTTCGATGAAGACTTTTAAAGACTAGACCCCAAAATATCTTAAATGCATGCAATTCTACAATCAGTGGTTGGCGGGCCCGGACCTCTGATTGTCGAACACGAAGGACGCACATTTTTCGAACATTGTTTTACAATCACCGAAAAACATGTGAATAATATCTCTAAAAAATTTGAAAACTATGATATTTTAAATATTGAACAAACGACCGATCGATCATTTTTAATTCTTACAAAGAAGGTCCGTTAATGTCAAGAGAACCAAGTTGAAGACCGGTATCAACGAAACCCGATTCTTCCATTCCGGGTTCTGGAACAACTTCAGCCATACGCTTTGGCGCAACAATGTATTGACCTTGGTCTTCTTCTTCTTCTTCCTTTGGCACAACTGGAGCTTCATTCTTTATGTTCATCATGCCCCACACAACAAGCAAGAATACAACGGAGTGCACAAGGAGGCCAACGGTTGATGGGCAACCGGTTGGTGTAGCGATGCGTGGACCGAGAACGCGTCTGACGAGACGGAAGGTTTCTGGATTCGCGATAATAAAAAAGGTGAGGCCCGAAATCAACGAAGTGATGAACTTCTCCTGTTGCTTTCGACCATTGCACCCACATCCACAATCTTTAAAAAGACCCATGACTAGTTTATTGTAATCGAACAAAAAAAATTGACTTAAAGTCTAGCCTCCTAGTAGATATATAATACCCTCTACACAATGTCACTTGCTATTCAACGATCCTCCGAATTCAATGCATCCTCCGTGGTCTTCTCGAAACTCCGTAAGAATAAGAATGGCGGCAAGACCGTCTACCTCAATGGTGGCGACAATAAGAAACTTTACCTTCAACTTCCCTTCATGCGTTCGCCGTATGGTCTTAGTGCGTTCACCGACGAGGGTACTGGACGTACTAGTTATTCTCTTGACCTTTCTTTTGATAGCGACAACGCTGAAGCTATGGAACTCCACGATAAATTGAAGGAACTTGACAACCTTATTGTTGAGACTGTCGCCAAGAACTCCAAGGAGTGGCTCGGTAAGGAATTCAATGTCGCGGTTCTACGAGAAGCTCTCTACAAGCCTCTTGTTCGTCCAGGAAAGGAGCCATACCCATCTACCATTAAGCTCAAGATTGCTACCAAGCCAGATGGTTCATTTGTTCCAGAAGCATACAATATGCAAAAGGAACAAGTTACCCTTGATACCATCGAAAAGGGTCAAAAGGTTATGGCCATTGTTGATGTGAGCTCCATTTGGTTCATTGACAATAAGTTTGGTGTCACCGTTCGTTTGCAACAAACCTTGCTTGAACAGTCTGCCAAGCTTCCTTCTTTCGCCTTCCAAGGTCTTGACCTCCCAGAAGCTGGTGAAGTTGATGAAGACATCGAAATCGACGAAGACGTCGAAGTTGACGAAGACTAAATAATCATAACAAAAATTATCAATCAACAAGTTTGATATGTAATTTACTTAACCTAAGTTACATATGAAACCTGATAAAATCATCTCAAAACAAAATGAACATTTCCAAAGCTATTCAACGCGGTGACCTCGAAGCTCTTAAGGCGAATGAGCATGAAATTGTACAAGATGTAAATGACAATTTAAAAGACTCTAGTATTGTGTGGGAAAACTATATTACTTACTGGATGGCTATGTATCACGATCATAAAGTTGCTGTTGATATGTTCAAGGTATTTTTGAACACTTGCAAAACTGCTTTCAAACCAGAGATGTATGAAGAAGTAGTTGGTCTTTACGCACATCCAACCATGGTTGGTGCTGTCGCCACGAAAAACTTAGAAATTTTAGACCTGCTCAAAGGTTACATCAAAGAAGATGATATAGAAGAAGAGATGATGGCACAACATGGAGAAACTTTTTCTTAGTTTGTAATAAGTATGGTGAAGCTTTCGGACCTTGTCCATATTGCCAACAATGCCAAGACCAACGCTCAGAAGAACGCGGTCGGCGAAGAAGTTAAGAAATTTTTGCGAGGAAAGAAGGCCTGTAATTCGGGTCAACTTTTCTCAAATGTGGGTCTTCGTATAGAAAAGGGTAAGAACCTCCGAAAACTTGGTGAGGGGGCTCACGGTGCTGTATTTTATGGTTGCCTCGAAGATAAATGTAACACGAAAATTGCTATGAAAGTTACCGATGAACCCACTGCTAAGATGGAATTTCGTATCGCGGAAAAGTTGAAGGGTATGGGCGTTCCTCGTATGTATCATTTTAAGGATTGTGGTCGTCTTGATGTTCTTTATTTCGAATACGTGAAAGGTGAAACTCTCCAACAATGGATGAAAAAACCACAGTCACCCGGATCTTACCGCTCCCTAATTTCACAACTTATTAGGAACTTGAAGAGAATCCATGAAAAGTACCCAAAGTTTAGACACCACGATCTTCATTGGAACAATATTATTGTATTGGAAGGCAACAAACCAATCATAATTGATTTTGGTCTTTCGACAATTGAGGGTATTAGAAACCCAGATGTCGCAAGTGGAGAATACAAAAATGATGGTATTTATGTGGGGTCACACCACATGTATGATGTTCAATACATTTTAAACATCATTTATAATTATACAAAATTGACAAAAGTTAAGCAATTCATAAAAGATTTGTTTCCAGACAAATATCTTGGTTCAACCAATCCATATATTAAGTCTGGGCGTCTGAGACCTGGTTTTAGACACGGCCTTCCAACCTATGAACAAATCTTGAATCACCCATTCCTTCAACCAAAGAAGAAGGGTAGCATTCTTAGAAGAGTTTTGCCTAAAAAGACTGTTGCTGCGACACCCAAACCAGAACCCGTGCCACAAAAGGTCAAACCCGCCACCGCGAGTGCCATTCGTCGTGCAAAGGCCGTCCTTGAAAAGGAGGCTGCTAAAAAGAAGGTTCCACCAAAGAGACCGCAGATTCGTGGAAGAGATCCATCTGTTATGAACCAAGTTCGTAGCATAGAAAAGAAGATTGCAGCTCAAAAGAAGTCACCGACACCCAAACCTAAGACAAAAACAAAGGTTTTCATTAACAAAAATGGTGACCTCAAGATTGAAAAGAGAAAGTGTCGCCTCTACAAGAAGAGTGAATTGGTCAAGATGTTTGGTTTGGATCCAAACTTGACAAAGGAACAAATGTGTAAGTTTATAAAAAATATGTAATAAAAGTATAAAACAATGTGGCTTCTCATCCTACTCGCGATTATCGATATTTACATTTTGTCTCAGACAAAGAAGGGTGGGGCGCCAGCCGCTGTGTCTGATGGTAAAACTTGGACTATTTACGGGACCATGGGTTGTGGATGGACTCGTAAACAGTTAGACTACATGAAAGAGGCTGGTAAGCCCTTCAAGTTTGTAGATTGTGATAAGGGAGGTTGTTCAGACTTGGAAGCCTTCCCAACTCTTGTTAGTCCAGATGGCAAACACCACATTGGTTATAATGAAGTTTAAACACCACGAAGGACATTCAAAGAGAGAGCGAGGATGAACGCATCAAGCATTGAGGCGAGTGGCTTGAGTACGGTAATGTGCTTGACGAGGGAGCGGTTCCACGCGAATCGAAGCACAAATGTGGCGATGAGGATGTTCAACACAAAGATGAGGAACTCCACGAGAAGATCAGACTTGTTTTGAGACTTGACGGCTTCCTTAAGCATTTTACTAGATGACAATATTTTTTTCTGTTTGAATTACAAATGAAAGAGTTGCCTCTGAGTGGCTCGGAAAGAAAGTTTACCAATAAACGTTGGGGTACTTCGACTGGTATTGGTAACAATAACTGCTATGCGTATGCGGTAGGGGACTATGAAGCGTACAGATGGCAAAAGTCTATTCCAGGTGACAGATCCGGTCTTTCAAATAGAAACCATAATTACACCCACTGTCGTGGTCTTCCCAAGCGCGTCATTTCGGACAATCCAACAAAGATTTACAGAGCTAAACCAAATGAAAAGTGCAAGAAAGGATACTACAAAGTTATGATGTTTGTTTGTCCTGGAAGACCCACAAACTATATTCGACAGGGAGACTTTCACTTTTATGTTCAACACGGCGTTGTGGAATATCGTATAAAACCGGGCGACACACAAAAGTCTGTTGCAAAGTTTTTCAAAGTTCCAGAATCCAGGGTGAAGCGGGCTGGTAAATTTCAAGTAAATAAGCGAATCATTTTTAGAGCCAATGTATTCAGTCACAAGCGTGGTTGGGCTACCGGTCCACTTCTCACTGATGCAAAGGGAAAGGCTATTACTGATCCCCGCAAGGCTTCTAGGAACTATCCAGGTCTAAACTATGAACGTTACTGTAGTTCATTCTGCGTCAAGGACAAGGGAATCAAAGTCGGTAAGACTCACCCCAAGGTCCGCCAAAAGACTGTCTAAATCTACGGTATTTTCAACATCAAAAGACATGTCAAAAATGTCCATTATATTGAAAACAGCATCACTGCCCAATGTTACACTATTAGATGCTGCGGTATAGTTGTTCTGTACTGTGACTATTACATTAAATTGTGAAACATCAAATACCTTTCTACATAGTGGGCATGTGTTCTTACCTTTGCTCTTCCATTCTTCTAGACAGTGCGAATGGAACATATGTCCACAACGGATCGGAGGATTGGTCCTCGTCGATCTCACATCATTGAGACATATTGCACATGGCGACATTCTAGAATATGGTTTTAAAGTTTTTTTCGAGATTTAGCTCAGTAAATGTTAGACATATCAGTGACTTTGTCACATGGATCGCACTTTCCTCGACCTTGTTCAGAGAGCTTGGTAAGCAGTTCTGGGCCAGACTTTTGGAGAAGTTGACGGTAAGAGTAGTTGTCTTCAAAAGAAATACCGTTTTGCTTCATAATGTAATTGTTGGTAAGTTGGGCTGAAGAGTTAATGGTGAAGCACCGACCATCGGCCATTCCAAGTCGTTGAGACATTTTGTTACTATTAAATTAGAAATTAATTTGCCTGTTGGTAATCGTACTCATCCAAGAGTTGAATCCCTTTTGTCTGAGGTGTTCAACCATTGGTTCGCACTTGTGTCCCAAAAACACATTGAAAATGTCCTTTTCTTCCGTTGGGGAAACTCGGATGTCGGGGCATTCGTTGATATGTTGATTGATGATGTTGTAAGCAAAAGCAATTTCTTTCAAGGTTTCTGCACCCGTGATGATAATCTTCCCAGTTGAAAAAATACTCGTTGTAATTTCCTTCATGTCCTGACTTGGCTTGAACTTAATCTTCACAGCACTGTATCTGTCTGGTTCAAAAGAAACTTTGAAAATATCATCGTATTGTTCAAACCAATTTGCAACTTTCATAAGATTGATGTTGTAATTCAAACTGAAATTCGAATTAATCATGACAACTCGAAAAGAATCCACCGGCATTTGAGTTTCCATGCCAAGGAAAGTTTTGAAAATGTATGTAAGTTGTGTGATAATTCTCTTGCAATCAAAGAGATCACAGCAACCAGCCACCTGAATGGAACCGTTGGGGAAGACCTTGACAGACTTGGTGCTGTACGTGTCATTGTATGTCAGTGTCACTTGGTTATAAAAAGTTGTGGGTTTCAATTTCCATTCAAAACCTCCATCATTCTTGGTTCCGCATCTTCTCAATTTAAATGAACCAATATCTTCGAAAATTCTTCGAAGTCTTTTAATATCAATTTCTTGGATAAAGCTTGAGACCATAGTTATTGTTGTAATCTTGATCCAAGAAGGTCTGATTTCTTCTGGGAGTTCATTTCTGAACTCGTCAACTGTAAGGATATAAGAAAAGCTATTATTAGCTATCGTCGAATACATGTACGTCACTGGTTCGTTTTTTTGTTCTAAAATTTAAAGAAAGGATGTTCACTTAGGTAATTTCCAAGTCCAAATTGCACCATTTCTATTTTCGGGTGCATTCGAAGAAAGAGGACTTGAGCGTTTATCACCGGGATTTGGTACTTTACCCGCCGAAATGGTTGTATTTTTTAATCGAAACCCACAACAATCTTTTCGATTTACAACTTCAACGCGATCTACTTCATATTCTTTACCCAAATCTATTTCAAACCATTCATTATTATTATTGTGTGTGTGTGCAAAATTATTTACATTTCCGTCAACCAAATTAGAATGAGGGAAACTCCCTGAATATAGAGTACTCCCGGTAACCTTTTTACCTCTTGCTACATTGGTACCCTTAACATCAATCACACGCACTTCTGCGAGATTCATCCAATGATTTGAATTATTTTTTACTCGACCGACTCTAATGTAACGCACCATCCTTTTTGCCCTAGCTTCAGCTTTTGCTTTTGCCTCAGCTTCGGCTTTCGCCTTGGCCTTGGCTTCGGCTTCAGCTTTTGCCTTTGCTTCAGCTTTTGCCTTGGCTTCAGCTTTTGCCTTGGCTTCGGCTTTTGCCTTGGCTTCAGCTTTGGCACTGGCATTAGATCTGGATCTCATCGCCGCAAACACACCTGAGATTACACTCCAAAAACAACAAAAAAGTGACACCAATAAAATTATCAACTTTTTTCGTTCCATAGCTTAAATTATACTGACATTATTTTTCACTTAGAGAAATGAAACCAATTTATTACAAATGACTTCTTTCATAAAGTCGGCCAAGGCCGTCCACGACGTTGAGTCCAAGCTCTCATATGTCGAAATAGTATATGAAAAATTCGTGAGGGGTTCCGGTTACAATACATACGTCGATTACATACAAACGGAACCGCTCGCAAATTGGGTTACCCTGGAGTCAAAGACACAATCTATACCATATGAAAAATTCATCGATACAATGGTTGAAAAAACGCTCGAAGTTAGACACAAACTTGCAGAACTTGCTGTCGAAAACTTACTAGCAGATTCAAATGATACAAATACATACGTGAGACTTATGCACGCGTGTAAAATTTTGGATCCCACATTCCAACCACCACGTATAAATGTGAAAAGTGCTTGGCAGAGAGATTTCGCTAAGAGTTTTTGCTCTAATGATATCGAGGGTGCAATAAAGTATTGCGAAGATGCTAAACGTCTAGATTACTTTTTTAACGTCGCGCGTAATATAGGATTGTAAAGAATACAATGAGAATTATAATCCACCCAGTCAAAGAAAACTTGGGCTTATTTGCAACACCAACGCGAATCAATCTGTCGAGAGATCCTCTTTTAACAAAACCTTGATCAATGTTTCTTCTTGGGTGAAGTGGTCTATTTAAAGGACATCTTTCAGAGCCCTCCTTACATAAAGAGTAATCACAGTAGACACTCTTCTTCCTTTCTGGAATGCCAACTTCTTCACGCGTCGTCGAAAAATCGGCAAAATCACCCGTTTGTCCCACGCCCCCTGGAAGGGAAAAGTCACGCGAGACAAATGGATTGACATCGTTGATGGCATCCTCATCACAGAGCATATGTTCACTCATAATTAATATTATCGAAGATTATATTTTTTAGTTTTCATTTTAGATCTATGTTCCTCCCACATTTTATCCAGGTCTACGTCGAGCATATGTGCCAGTTGAAATAGGTAACTAAATACATCACCCATTTCCATCATCACATCCGTACCACGCTCCTTTTTCAACCCCGTCTTTTTGTAAGTCTTCTTGTATTGACGAATAGCTGAAGCTAATTCACCAAATTCTTCAGTCAAAAGAAGCCATACTGTATCCACAGCAGCCCTGTCCCAACCTTTTGATTTACACACTTTTTCAGTCTCAGATTTATAATAATTCAGACTCATCTTACAAAGTTAACGAATCAAAACTTTAATTGATACCAATCTTCATGTTCTTATCCAACTTGTTACCGTGGGTACTTGTGTTCTTTGGAAGATCCAGGGGAGCACTAATCGTATCTATGTCTTTAATGTATGACATATATTGAGAAACTCCAGTCTGGATCTGAGAGAGTGCAGTTTGAATTACACGATTGTTCATGAAACGAACTTGATCATTCACACCCGAGTGGTGGTCACCGGAGTTGTTAATGAAGACTACACGCATGATACCGTACAGGTCGTCGCGGTTTTGGTAATCAATGGCGATACCAGTCTTGTTCTTGAAAGCTTGGCGTATGCCTCTCTGAAGTAGGTTGACGTTGAACTCAGAAAAAAACAAAGTGTTCAAAGGTGTCTCACACTGTTTCATAGAATCGAGGTGAAGATTATCACACATTTAATATACCCTCCGAAAAAAAAACTGTATGTAAATACTAAATGTTAAACATTGCCGACTTTGATGAAGTCTATGAAAGCAAGCCAGCCAACCTGGAGAAAATACCATGCAAACCTCCAGCCTGCTTCGTCGGATCTTACGCTCCAGTCAGCAAGCCAGGTGAAGAAGGTCGGTTCAACGTGAACACATACCTTCTCCAGTCCGACAGAAAGATGGAAACTGTGGGTACAGTTCCAGTTAGAAGTGGCGATCTTGAAAAGTGCAGCAAGTAAGTTAAAAATAAAACAAGTAGACTAATTAGTAAACCCCGATGAGAGTCACCAAACGTTCCGGTCGTATTGAAGACATGAAGTTCGACAATGTCACCAATAGGATCAAAAAGTTGACTTATGGACTCTCCGAAAACTGCGACTCGTCTAAAATTGCCCAGCAGGTTTTTTCATCTATGTACGATGGTATTACCACACAGGAAATTGATACTCTCTCGGCTGAAATCTGCATTGGAATGATTACGACTGACCCAGATTATGAAATTCTCGCGACACGTATTACTGCTAGTAACATTCAGAAGGTGTGTCCCAATAACTTCTATATGGCTATGAAAAAACTTGCAAAGGCAGGTATTGTTACAGAAGACGTTGCCCAAATCGCTGGACGTGTCAAAGACGATATTGTCACAAAGCGCGACTACGATTTTGGTTATTTTGGTCTCAAAACACTTGAAAAGTCATATCTTCAACGACTTGATGGTATCTTGATGGAAACACCGCAATATATGTTTATGAGAGTTGCTATTGGTATTCACGGAGATGATGTACCCGCAATCATTGAAACCTATGATAAGATGTCCCAAGGCCTGTTCATCCATGCAACACCAACTCTCTTCAATGCTGGTACCCCAAGACCTCAAATGTCTAGTTGCTTCCTTATTGCAAACAAAGAAGACTCTATTAACGGTATTTATGGAACTCTTACAGAATGTGCCCAAATTTCTAAGTGGGCCGGGGGTATCGGTATGCACATTCACGATGTAAGAGCTAATAAGTCTCGTATTAGAGGTACAAATGGCCAATCAGATGGTATTATTCCAATGCTTCGTGTATTTAACTCTACAGCTCGCTATGTGAATCAAGCGGGGCGAAGAAAAGGGTCTATCGCAGTGTACTTGGAACCTTGGCACGCGGATATTATGGAATTCCTCGAGTTACGTCTCAACCAGGGTGATGAAGAAGCGAGGTGTAGAGATCTATTCTCCGCCCTTTGGATTCCAGACCTCTTCATGAAGAGAGTCGAGGAAGGTGGGCAATGGTCTCTTTTCTGCCCAGACAAAGCACCGGGTCTCTCCGATGTTGTAGGTGAAGAGTTTGAAGCTCTCTACAAGAAGTACGAGGAAGAGGGACGGGCTAATGCAACGATTCCAGCAGCCGAAGTGTGGAAAGCCATTCTTAAGTCACAAACCGAGACTGGTACTCCATACATGCTTTACAAGGATGCGTGCAACAAAAAATCAAACCAAAAGAATTTGGGTGTGATTAAGAGTTCCAACTTGTGTACAGAAATTTTGGAGTACACAGATAAGGATGAGACGGCTGTTTGCAATCTGGCGTCGATCGCCCTTCCAAAATATGTCAATGAAGAGACTCGCACTTTTGATTATGAAAAACTTCATGAAGTCACCAAGATTGTTACTAAAAACTTGAATCGAGTCATTGACCGTAATTTTTATCCCGTTGAGACTGCTCGAAAGTCAAATATGAGACACAGACCTATTGGTCTCGGAGTCCAAGGTCTCGCGGATGTATTTATTTTGCACAGAATTGCATTTGATTCTGATGAAGCGAGAGAAATTAACGCGCGTATCTTTGAAACAATGTATCACGCAGCTCTCGAGGCGAGTTCAGAACTCGCGGAAGTTCACGGTTCTTATGAAACATTTGAGGGATCACCAGCTTCCCAAGGAATTCTTCAATTTGATATGTGGGATGGCGAAACAAAGCTTCACTACGACTGGGACGCTCTCAAGGAGAGGATTAAGTCAAAGGGTCTTCGCAACAGTCTCTTAATGGCTCCAATGCCCACGGCCTCAACTGCTCAAATTTTGGGTAATAACGAATGCTTTGAACCATACACGACAAATATTTATTTGCGTCGTACTTTGGCGGGTGAATTTGTGGTTGTCAACAAGCATCTAGTAAATGACCTAAAGGAGGTTGGTCTCTGGTCCAAGGATATGAAGGATCTAATGGTAAAGGCTGGTGGTTCAATTCAAAATATTGTGGATATTCCAGATGATATTAAGAAACTTTACAAAACTGTATGGGAAATTAGTCAAAAGTCAGTTATTGATATGGCAGCCGGTCGTGGTCGATTTATTGACCAGTCACAGTCTATGAACTTATTTATGGAGAGTCCAACACTTTCAAAGTTGTCTTCTATGCATATGTATGCATGGAAGTCCGGTCTCAAAACAGGGATGTACTATCTGAGATCAAAGGCCAAGGCTCGTCCTATCCAGTTCAGTCTTGAACCAGAATGTGTCGCTTGTTCAGCTTAAAGTTTTGACCTGATATTCAAATAGCACAAATGGCTAAAATAAGCGACGCTATTGAAAATCTTGAAATCGCTGAGTTCAACAATCGTAAGATTGTTCTTTCTACCAAAGAAGGCACACCCGTGAGAATCCAATTCCCACGACTTTACATGCCTTTTGGTGTCTCGGGATTTACACCTGAAGTCGGTCCAACTAAATATAATGTCGATCTCGCGATGAAGGGTTATGATGAAGATGGAAGTTATATCAAAAAATTTTATGAATCTCTTCGTGTGATTGAAGGAAAAATCATCGATGCAGTCACCGAACAAAGTGAAAAGATATTCGATAAGAAAATGACGAGAGAAGAACTTGCACCAATGTTTAATTCAAATATCAAAGAGAGTCCAGATCGAGAGCCAAAATTCCGTGTCAAGGTTGATACCGATCACAATAATATGATTAAGGCGGGAGTATATGACGCAAATAGAAATGCAATTAAAACCGAAGTAACTAATGGTCTCTATGCAAGAAACAGTGGTCACGCTATTGTTGAACTCAATAGTGTTTATTTCTTGAACAGAAAGTTTGGGTGTACCTGGAAGCTTCATCAGTTGGTTGTGTATGAACCACAAAACTTGAAGGGATTCCAATTTCAAATCTAATTAGATTGGTGTGATAACATTTGACCCCGGCTTATTTTTATAAGCTGGGGTTGGGTTATAATTGCGGTTACCTCCGCTTGTATTGGTATAAATCGCACCTCGATTTGTTTGATAAATACGACGCTTTTGGCCGTCAAGATAATTGGTTGCCATATTCTTGGCACCAGCTTTCATGTTATTTGCCATCTGACGCGCATTGTTCTTTAAATCTTCAGCTATAGCCCTGGCTTCTTTTTTGGCCTGTTTAGCAGCGACTTTACCATATTTGGCACCAGTCTTAGCACCAGCCTTTAAAAGCTTTGGCCCAGCTTTAGCTCCGACTTTGGCAGCGGCAGCAAGTACCTTAAACATTCTTTTACTTGTTATTGTTATTTTTATTCAAGAGTAAGAGATGATATATGATTTGAGCCTCCTTAAGAAGTTTACCCTGAACTTTGGTAAACCCCTTTGGGTCCAAACCTAGCTTTATCTTAGCCAAACGTACAGACTCGTCCCACTTTGCAAGAGTCATTCTTATAGTACGTCGACAAATTTTTACGCCATCTTCTTCATCTTCTTCTTGTACTCCTTGGTACCTTCCTTGGGCTGAAGCGCAAACTTACCCTTCTTTGGCTTGAAGACCTTGGTCAAGTGCTTCTTACCTTCACGCTTCATGCGGTCAAGCGCGGCTTGGTGCGCGGCGACGCTCTTAATTTGACCATCCTTTGGATCCAACATGAGATCCTTCTTCTTAAGACCACCTGAGGTCTTATCGGCAGTTCCGTGGAACACTTCGGCTCGACTTCCTATTGGCTTGGCAGACATCTTTTTATATATTAGGCGCGGAATATTTTCTTGATGTCCAAGATTGAAATTTTTTCGGTGGTTCTCTTGACTGGAATTTGTTTTTCAATTCTCTCATCATTTAAGACTTTTGAACACACAATGGATTTGTGACCTTGGAGAGCCATCATCTCTTCCTCCACACTCACAAATGTATCAGTTTCCTTATAGACGAGCTTCTTGACATAGACCTGCTTTGTTTGTCCTGTGCGATGGCTACGCCCCACAGCTTGGAGTTCTGTCGCTGGGTTCCATGATGGTCCCGTAATATAAACGCGCGTTGCTTCTTGTAAATTGAGACCTTGACCACCCGATTTGATCTGGATGATGAATACTGAACCACCTGGTGACTTTTTGAAACTCGTGACCTGTCTATCTCTCTCATCCTTTGGAACTGAACCATCAATTCTGTATGTAATGTATCCCATTTCATCCAGGTTTTTCTGAATGTAATCCATTTCGCCTACAAACTGACAAAATATGAGCGTCTTTTCATCTGGGTGTCCTTGAATCATATTGAAGAGAGTCTCCATCTTATTTGAACGACCGATCCATTCTTCGGGTTGCGTTTGATTCTTTTTTGCAATACCATCCAAATACATTTGTGGCCATATCATACACTGTCTCGCACGAAGAAGACATTCGAGAATGACCATGTTCTTTGAATTGAGACTGATTGCATTTTTGAACGCGTCTTTGATGGTGTCTTGTGCATCTTTGAAAACAAACTCGTAAAGCTGTCTCTCGTCTGGAAACATCTCAAGTTCAATATTCTCAAAATGACACTGTGGAAGTCTGAGACGCTCGTTGATTTTTGCGAGATCGTCTTTGGTCCTGCGAAGAATGTAAATATCCTTGATTTTACTAGTCATTCCCTGGACGAGGGACTTTTCAATGCCAAGGAATGCACAAAGGGATACAAAATCATTCATAGAGTTGAAAACTGGAGTACCGGTCACAATCCACTTGATATCAGTTTTGATTCTGCAGACACTCTTGAACAATTTGGACGATTTGTTCCGAATTTCATGGGCTTCATCCAAAATGACCCGATCCCACACATACATATGGATAGGGGTTTCTTCGGTAGTCGAGAGAATTGAATATGGTGCAATAACCACATCATAATCCAAGATGTCAGAAATACTTCTTTTGGGTCCATCAAATACACCCACAGACAATCGTGGTGCAAACTTTTTGATTTCGTTTACCCACTGAGTGATAATAGATTTGGGTACGACGACGAGAGTACGTCTTTTGGGGTTTCCTAACATGGTGGAAACCATTTGTACAGTCTTACCCAGACCCATTTCGTCACATAAGAAGCCACCCTTGGGACCAGATTGCTGGTTCTCCATAGTGAGCATCCAAAGGACACCTTCGCGTTGGTAAGGGGCAAAAAGGCGTCCGTTGAGGTTATCTTTAGCGCGGTTATATTGCTGTTCAATAGTCATCGTATGGATCTTCGTCAGAAAGGACTGAAACTTCGCACTTAGGTGGTGGTACTTCCTTTTTCTTGCGCGTCTTCTTCTCCTTAGGTTTTGGAAGTTCATCTATGTGTTCTCTATAGTATAGAACCTTGTCCCAAAACTCCTTCATAACTGGAAAGTAGGTTTTCCACCATTCACGATCCCTCTTAACATTTACAACCACAAACTCTTCTGGTCGAGGCCAGTTAAATTCAGCTGGTTTATATTGAATAAAATCAGCTTCTTCTAAGTCTAAAATTTCCATACATAACTGTAATTGAGGCATATAATGTTCCGGTACACAAGCTTCAATTTTACGAGACATTGGACACTTAATCTCTACAAGTTTTCCAGACTCTGACACACCATCCGGTGATCCACCCAACCAATTATGTTCCGGATGAGGACAAAGACCAATTTCGTGTACAACTTCATTGTGTCTCTGTTCGTAAAGGATTCGGGCTTCATCTTCATATTTCTCACCGTGACGCGTGGCTTCATTACCCATAAAACGGGGTCCAATGCCACACTTCTTAAGAAGAAGATCATTGGGAGTTTCATACTTATTCTTCCCAATGGCCGTGGCTGCATCTGAAGCTGTCAGCATATTTCCGCGGAGTGCCAACCATTCTTCAGACTTTTGAGCAGCATATTCCCGTTCGATCAGGGCTTTGACGTTGGGATGCATATTAAGTTATTATTGTTGGTTCTTTTTAAGTTGTTCGAAGAATGCTCGAGCGGCCAATTGCTCGGCTTGTTTTTTACTTTTAGCTTGTCCTCTACCACCCCACTGCTTGTTAATGTATGCATCAACGTAGAAAATTCCATCTTGATGTCCAGCAATTACATACTCGGGTAGCGGAATATTCATAATTTGGCAGTACCTCATAAGGTGATCCTTAAAGTTGTCATCAATCATGATAGCGCTTAAGTTTACATATTCCGGATTTGTATATATTCGTAGAACGAATTCCTTCGCATGAAGAAGACCCAAATCCATATAAATTGCACCCACGAGGGCTTCAAACACGTCTTCAAGAATTTTTGGATTATTATTCCAACCGTTGCGCATACCCTTCTCGTCCATGAGAACCAAATTATTGAGACCCAATTTGGTAGCTATATTGGCGAGAGTTTCACTACGAACGAGCTTTGTTCTAGCTTTTGTAAGAAATCCCTCTTGTCTTTCTTCGTATCTATCAAAAAGGAATTTTGTAATGATAAATCCCAACACAGAATCTCCCATAAATTCCAAAGTTTCAAAAGATTCGGTGAGTTGTTCATACTCTTTGAGGGCGGATTTATGAGTAAAAGCTTTTTGGTACAAAGTGATATCTTTGATCTTTGTACCAACAAGCTGTTCAATTTGGTGTTGTTGAACAAACATTGTCAATGTTATTATTGTAAGGTATTAATTTTTTAAGCCTTCTTCACGTAGTGTGGAGAGAGGTACTTTTGGAGGTTAAGGTAGGTGACAGTAACGTCAGCTGGTGGTTGAAGCAATTCCTTGAGCTTATCGTCGAGAACAAGTTGGCGACCGTTATCTGGGTGCTTGAGACCCTTTTCGGTGATGTACTTGTTGATAAACTTGGTAACTTCGGATCTGGAAACGAGTTCACCTTCGGCAAGTCCCATGAATTCACGCAACTTAGGTGTTACTTCTTGCTTGCGGTTGAATCCATTGTTGGCCGCACGAGCCTTCGCCTTTTCGCCAGTTGGGTCCTCTTGGGTGTTCTTGACCTTGCGGACAAGCTTGGTGAGGGTCTTAACTTCGGCGCGGAGAGCAGCAAGTTCACTTTGAATGTTTTCGAGAGACATCTTATATCTTTACTAGACACCTAATCTTTAAGTAGCGTAAATGATAAACAGAAGTGTGACCGCGACCAAAGCTAAAGGGATGATGTCGAATTCTGGCTCACTTTTTCGCTTTTTAGTCTTTTTTGTGTCTATAATACGAAAAGGTTGTCTTGGACCGACTCCTTTGACTTGCCCCGGACAACCACCAGCACAGCAGTCTGCTGGGCAACGTTTTACGCGAGGCCCCCTCCTAACCCCACAGAACTGTGTGGTCAAAGGGTTACCGGCACCCTTGTATGCATAACATCTGCATTCATCTATGATCTTGCAGACCATTTATAATATCACAATATAATAATGGACACTGAAATTTATTCAGAAGCTGTGATCAACAGGTTCATGAAGAAAAATTTATTTTTCAATGACTCGGTATTGGAGAAACATTTCAAAGACAATAACTTGACGGCTTTTAGAAAGAGAGTTCACAGATTTCACAAAAAGGAAAGTTTTGAAAAGATGGTGTACGCACTCGTCACCGATTCCATTCGAGACATTGTTCTCAAAACCGTGGGTGACCTCTCAGCGTTTCTCAGACCCATGGGTGATCTAGTGATATCCGGGGGTGAAGCTTTCAATATGCACCTTGAACGTAAGGATCGTGTGGTGACAAGTGATATTGACACAAAGTTTATTCCAAGAATTCCGTATGATTCAAAATATTTCGGAAGACTTCAAGCCATTAAACTTTTATTATGGAACAAACTTGGTGAAACTTCTAAAAGTATTGGGATGAAAGTCAAGCAACGTGTGGCTAGACAAAACAAGATTGCCAGATTTATAGGTTTGGGTTTTGCGGAGCGTGGTCCATATGTCACGAGACGCTACCTTCTCATCAAGAAGAAAAAGTCTACAACACGCGGTGGAGAACCATCAAAGGGTGACATTTTCATTGATGTAGAATTGTTTGCACTTGATTTGAACTTGAGATACTTTTCAATCAAAGATGGAAAGATCACAAAAGAAGTTTTGGGTGGTATTTTGGACATTCCGTTCATGAGACCCAAGGAATTTGGCTACGAAGCCATAGAATCAAAGAAGGCTGGTGTCGTGTATAAAAACAAGAACACAAACACAATGGTTCACGACAAACGTATCTACGTTGCAGGAAAGCGTTTCCTTCTTGATGATGTGTACCTTATGCAAAAGTTGGGTCTCCGACCGGAAAAGAAAGAGAAGGATCGTCAGCGTATGTACAAACTGTCTAAGCTTATTTCAAAGTTTGCAAACGTCAAACCAACTGATGATATTAACACTATATACGAGCACACACACAACAAGATAAAGTCTGTGTATTCGAGAACAAAACGCCCAACGCGCGTGAGTATGGCCGCGGCTGCCAAGATTAATCCACATAGATATGCGGAATATACCACCAAACCACAGGCGGATCGTTTATCAAAGCAGCTTGTTTATGGTATTAAAACATCTGTACCAAATGTGAATATTCCAGGATACAGTAAAACACACGGAAATCAACGATTTAATTTGAAAAAGCAAGAATGGGTGAAAAACAGATCCAGGAATTACATCAAAAATGAGTTTAACTACAGGCCAAATCAATCTAAAAATTTACCAGAATATTTGGATGTAACAAAGCTTTTGTATGGATACAAGCCAGTGCGTGACAAATGGGTTCCAATGGAAATCATAAAGAGGTCAGCACAAATACCATTTGTTGGTTTAAAGAATTGAATCATAAATTAAGCATATAATGTTGTACAACGCCCCAGTCAAAGGTGAAGATGGTCTCTACTTTGTGAAAGCGCTTACCGACGAAAAGCGCAAATGCTTTGTCCAGCTCAACGGAACAACCATCGCTGATGTATCCAACGAAGTTGTCTTTGATTTGAACACCGATTCCAACAAGACCAAGGTTCAAACCATCGATGATCTTAACCTCGAAGCCGCTCGTGAAAACTGTGCGTCTTGGTTCGGTAAGCAACTTGGTGATGACGTCATCAAGAGTGCCTACACCCCAAGTATCGTCAACGAACAAATTACAGGCGACTGCATTACTGTTACCAAGGTGTTCAACAGTGATCAGGAGCTCGTCGATTTTGATCTCGTTAAGCAAGGTAAGAAATCCAGTGTGATCCTCGAGTTCGCTGGTCTCTGGTTCGCCAAGAAGGCCTTCGGTCCAGCTTGGAACATTTTCCAGGTCAAGGTTTTTGATGAACCCGATCTCGAAGTGTACCCAGAAGAATATGCATTTGATGACGAAGATGCCCAATAAAAAAATTGTTGATCATATATAAAAGATAATGAAGGGTCGCACTCAGAACCTCATGATGTTGCTTGCCATCGCTGCGTTGGTCTATGTACTCTTCAGCATGAAGAAATCTAACTACTCTATTGACGAACTTGAATATGCTCCATTCGGTTTGGACGTCGCCGCGGCCGGTCCAGCGGCTGCGCCAGTCTCCAAGGGCAGCTGCGGCATGCGTGCGGGTACCGGTCTTGCGTCCTCTCTCCTCCCACGTGAGGTTGCTTCTCAGGAAGACTTCGGTCAGTTTGCTCCAGAAGACATCCTCAAGGGACAAAACTTCCTCGAACCACGTAAGCAAATTGGCTTCCCAGAAACTGTCGGTGGTGCGCTTAGAAACGCCAACCAACAAATCCGTGCTGACCCACCAAATCCAAAGGATGGCTATGTCTGGAATAACTCTACCATCGTTCCAGACGAGATGCAGCGTGATTTGTGCTAATTTCGCTTAAAGATTAGACCTTAGCTTTATGTAAATAATGTCAGTACCTAACGAACTTTCCGAAAGCGTTTCGAAGCTTGTGGAACTCAGCAAGCAACTTTCTGAAGCGAAATCTGATATCAAAATCCTCAACCAAGAAGAAAAGCGTCTCAAAGAGTCTGTGAAGAGACATATGCTTGATCAGGGCATTGATACCATTAACCTCAGAAAGGGTAAAATTAGCCTACGTAAGTCTGTCCGAAAAGGTAGCATGAATAAGGATGCTATCAAGGATGGCCTTCTTCAGTTTTTCGGTGGCGATGAAGCCAAAGTAGAAGGCGCTCTTAATGCTATCCAGGACAACCTTAAAGTAAAGGAATCTACTTCGTTGTCGTTAACTGGGATAAAAGATAAGCCCCCTAAAGAAGATAAGTAAGAACCATGGTTTGGAGTCAATATGTGTATGAGGCTAGCGTTGGATACGACGCCGCCTCTAGTGATGATGATGAATTTGTCGAAGATTCTCAATTGAATGTAGAAGACTGGCAAATCACATATTCAGAAGAACTTTGGGAGCTTTGGGATATTGTACAATCTTTACTCAAAGACGCCTATCTCGAACGGGAACTTATGACTAATTGCACATTTTCAGATTTTGCCGAATTTTGTTATGACGAACACAAAGATGATTGTGACTTTGTCTGGATTCCATATGAATCCACATTATCTTACATTTGGAGACACATTCAAGAATATATTGATGCAAAAGGGTTGGGGACTGAGTTTATGTCGGGTGCAACATTCGATCACTGGGTAAGATTTGCATCTGACCACTCAACTGAAAAATATGTGAACGTATATTAAACAATGCTTCCAGATATCACTTCTCAAAAAGTTGCCATTCCAGCTGCTCTTTTTTTGGCGCTCAGCCCGGGTGTTCTTCTCACCACCGACGGGCAAAGTCTCAAATTCCGAAACGGAAAAACCAATCAAATGGCCATCATGTTCCACGCTCTCGTATTCTTCCTCGTGTACAGTCTCGTCGCGAAGGCGATGGGTCTCGTATTGACGAAGACCGACTTGATCGTGACTACATCGCTATTCTTGGCGCTCAGTCCAGGTCTGCTCTTGACAATTCCACCAGGTTCTGGCGGAGTTCTCCGATCCGGTCAAACGAGCCCAGTGGCGGCGTTGACCCACGCGATCGTTTTCGCAGTGGTGTTCGCGCTTTTGCGTCGTCAATTTCCTCAATTCTATTAAATAGGAGGATGAAGTACCTTGTTTTAGGTCCTGCTTCAATGGGTATCTACTCAATGATAGGATCTCTCAAAGCACTTGAATCACAACTTGTAGATATTGAAGAAATATCGGGTGCCTCCGCGGGGTCTATACTAGCGCTGTTTTTAGCATTAGGGATGTCCATTGACGAAGTGTATAAAATATCTTTATCTCTGAATATCCCCGAATTTGTTAAATTACGCATAGGTTCATTCTTTAACAAATTTGGTTTTGTTGATTTAGCACCTATTCGTGAAAAACTCGTAGAAGTATGTGGTTGTGATCCCACATTTGAAGAGTTAGATATGAAAATATACATTTCTGCATATTGTCTAAATAATTCGACAACTGAATATTTTTCTAGGGATACACATCCCAAAATGAAAGTTATTGATGCAGTTTGTATGAGTATAGCGATACCTCTCATATTTTCTTGTGGAAAGTATGAAGGCAAAACTTATGTAGATGGTGGTACACAAGAACAATATCCAATGATTCCATTTTTGGGGAAGAAACCACACGAAATTACATGTATGAAACTGAGGATGGACCGTGTATATCAGGAAGAAATAAACAATCCTAGGCAGTTTGTTGAGTCTCTTATTCGCTCAACACTAAACAATAGATCAACATATGAAGGGAAAATGAATATGATAGAAATAAACGTTGGAGATACCAATATATTTGATTTCAATATGTCTTATGAAGACAAAATTAGACTATATAATATAGGTTACTCAACCACCAAATAATCTCATACACTTTTTTGTTAGTTTAATATAAATTATGATAGATGCGTGTGATCCTAACGCAGATATAGACAATCTTAGAAAGTTGATCAAACTCAACACAGGATCAGATTTTAAACTAACAAGAAACGAGATATGCCAGGCCTATAACGAAATTCAGGACGGCAAGTTGCCTCTTCCACCTTTGGTCATGAGTTCAGATCGTACCTACTTGGTTGACAAGAAGTCGCCCTTGAAGGCTAATGATTATGAACAACTTTTTGATTCAACCACAAAGCGCACAGATCTTAAGAGAATTGCACGCAAGGTTGATCTCAAGAATGTCGAACAGATGACGAAGACGCAAATTGTTGACGCGATCGGTAAACGCCTGCGCTATATGAAAATTCACGAACCTGTCAAGATAGGAAGAAAGAGACGGGTTTCTGTTAGCAAAAACACAGCAGTGAATAACACAGCAGTGAACAATGTTAACTTTAGCAATAATAGTGCACGTAACAACAGCAACTTCAATATTGGGACACCAAATTTGACTAACAACAATGGTAATAAATCAAATTTTGGTGGTAACAATATTGGTAACGGTAACGGTAACGGTAACGGTAACGGTAACAGTAACTGGAACCGAAATAATGGCAATAACGTGTCACCAAAAAAAGTTAATAGAACATCCACAGTGACTTTCCCTAAAGGGGGTCTCTTTATCAAGGGTGAAAAACCAAAATTTTTGGGTGGTGCGAGAAGAGCAGTGAAGCCACCAACCAACAAACCCAAATCGGGTTTGTTTTCTGGAATTTTCGGTAAGAAGAAGAATACTTATCGAAACAATTCTAGTGGAGGATACGTTGAGCCAGTAAAGCGCAATAACGTAAGACCCACACCAGCGGTTCAGCCAGGTAAACCTGGAATTTTTTCGGGGATTTTTGGTAAAAAGAAGTCTACAACTAACACTGGTGGTGGTGTAGTTAAGCCACTTAAAAGTAATGTTGTAGAACCAACCCCTCAGCCAACTCCCAATCAACCAACCCCTCGGCCAACTCCCAATCAACCAACCCCTCGACCA